CTCGCTAACGGGTGTTTCATAGCCATTGGTGTGTTCCAGCACATCTTGCATGATAACCACGTCAAACGAGTCGTCCAAGTGTCTGAGCTTCCTAACATCACCTATAGAGAAAATTCTCATTGGTTTAACCCGTTGGTTGGCTACCCGCACAAATCTTTCGGAATAATCCTCCCCCCTGTATTTGATAGATGGCCCATGTTCTAGGAAATGGTCAAAATTCCAGCCTGGTCCACAACCAGCGTCTAACACCCACTCTCCACTTTTAAGAAACTTGCCTATAAGATGTCTAAGGGGAGAGTCCACCCCCTCGCCATACGTTGCCATATATGAAGCAGCGTGTTCGTCTGTTTCGAGCAATTTATCCCAGTAATTTAATTTACTCACGAAATCACCTCTCTCTTGAACATACCAACCAAATCTCCAGCTTCGGAGTCGAATTTCCCCAAATCATTGACATAATCTTCGGTTGTCACATAAGTGGCATTAGGGTTAAGATGGACCCTGTTACCTGACGAACCAGCCGACCAGCCTTGACCTCTGCCCTGCCGCCAGAATCCCAAGGATATTTGGGTGGAAAAATATACCAAGTCATTCTCCCAGGAGTTATTAGGTTTCAAATTATCAAATAGGGATTGTAAGTTCGCTAGGCGTATGACTGAGCCAGGAATATAAGCTATTTGGACAGCGTGGGGGACTTTAGACCTCTGCTCACGGTTGGGAACCACCCCCTCCATGTAATTATCCCCTAATGAATAACCATAAATCTTATTAGTCCAGTCATTGATAGCCGTGGCTGAAGACATCACCGCTAACTTTCTGAAATAGGGGCTTTTCTTGAACAGTCCCATCTGGGAAGAGAAATAACCAGAATTGACCAAACAATCAGCTTCTACCATACAGACGAAATTTTCGTGTCCCGCCTCCAATCCCATAACGGCATCCAGCCAACATTTAGCCACCAGTAACTTTGAATCCACATCCTTGAGTTCCCTAAAAAGGTTCTCATAGGTCAGTTTGATGACGTTCGGTTCGCCGTTGTCTTTAATAATTACATTAAGCATTAAAGTACTTCTCCACCTCTTGTTTAGAGGCATACTCCAGTAACTGGACTTTATCATCACCTTGTTCCAAGGCTGGGTGATAAATTTCAGAGTGACCCGAGTCTTCCGGATTCATATTCTTGTCATACCCCCAGCGGTCAGTGTCCTGGTCGCCGAATAGGTGTAAACAGCGGACTTCGGTGGCGAATGCCGTTTTATAACCAGCTTCTCTCAGTTTCCCGCAGACATACTTTTCTTCCTGCCCCCTGCCTGGTGCTTCACGATGCCACCCCCCTACTCTGGATGTAACTTTGGTATCCATTATCCGGTAACTACCACCGGGATGGGGAAAATCGACTATCAGGTCATTGTCATGTCCCTCAAATATATTGCCCGTGCCTATCATCACCTGAGTGCGGGCGGCAATAGCTTTGTATTCAGGGAAAAACTGTGTCAGCTCGTATAACTCTTCCAGCCAGTCCTTGTCACCCTTTTTAGGCATAATCAGGCAGTCATTGTCTACACAGACGAAGTAATCGCTTTGGGTGCATTCTTGTAATAACAAATTTCTAGCCGCCTCCAACCCCAAGTTAGTCTTAATAGGGATAAACTCGTCTATTAGACCATTGTCGTGGAGAGCTTCTAATTTCTCTGGAGTATCTCCATCCGAACCATTATCGAGTACTACTAACCTGAAATTATCCCGGTTGGTGTTGCGGTGGATAGTCTTTATAACCAGCTCGGTCATTTTGGGGCGGTTCCAGGAGACAAGGTGTAAATCCAAAGGCTTAGTCAACATCGTATATCTCTCCAAAGTGTTCGTAGACTTCTTCGTGCGCCCGTGGATATTGAATGTATAAAAGGGCGTCTTTACTCTCGTCAGTTGGGTGGAGTGGTAGAGAATGGTTATCACGGGTTAAAAGATAGAACTGTAAGTGGTCATCACCCCACGGATTACCTAGTGATAGCCCATGGCGGTATACTCCATCCTGAAACGCCGTTTCCGGGTTTTCAGTATAGGTGTACTCCCAGTGGTCTCTTTCGGGGTCTATCTTCATCGGGAATTTAGAGTCAGCCGCAAACTGATAGCAGTTGACTACATCAGGAATACGATACTTGGGGTCAGATGCCCACAAATCACGGCGGAAAATAAATGACCCTGCCCCGATATGTCCGCTCCTGAACCACTCGTGCCCATCACCTTCAATTTTAGGTCTGAAAGTTCTTCTAATAGCCGTATGATGGTCTGGGTAGTAAACGATACTGCCAAAGTTAAATATCTTGTAATCGGGATAGTCTTTAATAGCCTGATTCAGTTCTCTCAAGTAATGGGAGCTGTACTCATCATCGCAGTCCAGCCAGCACAACCACTCGCCCTTAGCTTCTTCCATACCCCGATTACGGGCAATAGCTCGGTTCTGATTCTCCTGATGAATTACCTTTATCCGCTTATCGCTGTCAGCAAACTTTTGCAGTATTTCAGGGGTATTATCGGTGCAGCCATCATCCACCAATATCAGCTCCCAATCAGGGAATTGCTGGTAAATTATTGACTTGATGGCTCTTTGGACTTCTCTAGCCCGCCAATGTCTATGTTCAGCATCCGTGACACCTTCGTCTTTGGCGGAGTACACAGGAATTATGACACTAAACTTCGGTTTTAACATTTATTGTCCTATTCATAATATATTTGGTTACTTCTTCTTTGGAATGTAGTTTGACGGGCTTTTCTCCCTCAAAGTAAACTCTGTAAATACCCGAACGAGACCTTCTAACCTTCGGTTTCGACATTTTCACCCGCCTTTATAAGTGGTTCTATATATCTTCTAAACGTATAATCCGGATTACGCTTTGTCCTGACCCACGTTTTCGCCCTGAAAACCTTATCGTTCTCCGAGTAGTATTTCAAAGCCTTTGCCATGTCCTCATAATATCCATCAATATTCTCGTAGGTGGTATTAATCTCGCCGTTATAACCCGAAATAGCAATGTTAGCCCCGTCAAACTGCTTATAAAGGGCGTTCTTACCGTATATTTGTCTGAAAGGGGCGAAGTCCTGATTTAGAATAACAAAATTACCCTTCAGCATCGCTTCCTGGGCAATTAAGGAATAAGTTTCACTCTTACTCGCCAGTAAAAAGACATTAGACAGAGTGAACAAATCCAGTACTATTTCGTGGGGGATTTCCATCTGGGCGATATCGTCGAACTCAGACATAAAGGTAAGGCAATCTTCAGCATCCTGCTCTTTGGCTAGTTTCTTCAAGTCTGCCCTGTAAACTACTTTGTCGTCACCGGTGGACTGGAAGTCGCAGAATACCAGATGGGCGGTGGTACCTATACGTTTCAGGGCGGCTATCAAGCGGACATTGCCCTCGGCATACTTACCCCTGTCTAGGCGGATTGGCAGTATCATCAGTACTTCCACATTACCCAGTTTCTTTTTATCGTATAAGCGCTGGACTAAGGGGTGCATACCTTCTGTCGGGTCGGTAGAATGGGGGACTTCAACCACTTGGTCTTCTTCAAAATTGAAGTTACGGGCTACTCTGGGAATATCATAAGCGTTAGGATAGCAGATAATCGAGTTGGCGAAGGGGGAGTTCAGGGCTTCGGCGTATTTCTCACCGTACATATTACGTTCTTGACTAACTATTGTCGGATTAGTAGCTGAGTGAATCCAGTGAAGCCAACGAATTGAGGGGCGGTCTTGAGCTAGTTTTCGGGCGGCTAAGTTCAGTACCGTGTAGTCGGGTAAGAATATTAAATCATGGGTGATGACCACTGCCCCATCAGGTAAAATGTCGTTTAATTGCTGGTAAGCTAAATCCACAATTTCCTCGATGTTCTCAGCTTTATCACTAGGGTCATGTAGAGCGAACGGGTAAGTTAGTTTGGTTTCTATTCCATAGTGGGGGGTGTCTTCTGGTGGCTCCCAGCCTTCGGAAGCTATTAAAACGGGCTGATAGCCAGCCCGCTGAAGCATCTTAATCTGTTCCCCTACAACTAGTATTGGGCTGAAAGAACGTAGGTAGGTGGAGAAGTTGCTGAGAATATAAACAGTTTTATTTGTTCCCATTAACCCAAGTTAAACACCAGCACAATAGTCTGTCAAGCAGATTTTTAGACAGATGTAGTGGTGGAGGTCGAAGTACTGGTGGAAACTGAAGTTGAACTGCTAGTGGAACTGGTCGAGATTGAAGTTGAAGAACTAGTCGAACTAGTAGAAATGGAGGTGGAACTAGAGGTTGAAGTCGTGGTATTTCCACCATGCCCACGCAAGCGAATGGTCGAATAGCCAGCGATTACACCAAACCATTGGCTGAGGTTGGCGGGCGAGGACATCTACTCCTCCTTGTAATTGATTTGTAAAAAGTAGTTGTTGCCATTTCCAACCGTAGAAGTCACTTTAATGACTTCATTTCTAGCACCACTTATTACTACTGGTACATAACCTGATGCAGGGGTGGCGGCTGGGAAGATAGTATGGATAGTATTGTTGGAAGTCCCGAAGTAAACTCGGATTTTACCAGAGTTTCCCTCAGTGTTGATGTAAATACCTTTAACAGCCGCTAATTTACCCGACGTAGGGGTAATAATAGTTGCAGCTGTTTGGTTAGTGTCGTATTCGTTGGTGAAAGAAGTATCGAAGTCGTGGCGATTAGCCACACCAGTTAATGATGAAACTGCCATAATAAGTTCTCCTTTAGCTTAATTAGCAAGGGCGGGAAAGGGGCCGCAGCCCCAATCCAATCCCCATATTTTGTTTTTACGGCGTGGTCGTCGTAGATGTTGATGTTGAACTCGTGCTTGAGCTGGTGCTCGAAGTCGAGCTGGAAGTACTAGATGTAGAACTTGAAGTGCTGGACGTCGAGGTCGTAACCGTCGTGGTAGACGTAGAACTTGACGTAGAGCTGGTTGAAGTCGTAATCGAGTACTCAGGCACATCATTGAGCGTCGTGCCGTCTGACCAGTTATCGTAGTTGTAAGCGATGATGAGAGCCGTGGTGTTATTCGGCGTGGTTGCCGGAGTTACCAAGTTTCTCTCAACCGTGCCACTGGCTACGACAGTTGGTGCGTTTTGAAGTGTCAGAGCGCCATACGGCGTGGTACGCGAATATACCTTAACAGTGGTGTTATTCTGCCACAACCGATGGTTGACACCTAACTTGTTGGTCGTGCCAACCGAGAAAGTAGCTGCCGTGGATAGTTGGGCGTCAATATTGACGCTAGTGACTGTCCTAAAAGCTAGGTTCCCATTGACTGCGCTCGAAGCGTCCGCCGCAAAGCGGAAAGCTTCAGAGATAGTCTTGCCTTCAACGTTAGTACCTGTAATGGTCACGACTGATTCTTGAATATCACCAGTCGTGCCGCCGGGCGTAACGCTCAAAGCTCGTGGCACATCAGGGTCGGTTAGACCGGACGTAATCGTCTGGTCAGCGCCAACCGTAGCCGCTGTAGCCGCCAAGATTGCGGTGGACGTTCCTGCATTAACCTCATTGGAAGTATCGGTGTAAGCGAAAGTTGTACTATAGAGGTTCTTGTAGTTAAACGTACCGAAAGTGTGGCGACCCGCAATCGGCCAGGTCTTTGCTCTGTAAATTGCCATATTTTTTTCTCCTTAATCCCCCGGGGCGGTTGCCCGCCCCATCAGGTTTAGCTTATTTAGCTGTTGTCTCCTAACGACCCGTACACGCCACGCCAATCACTCCAACCGGCACGGCATCGGAAGCCGTCCTTCCATTTAGCGACATCATTGTCGAAGTCGTATTCTGGACCCTGTAGACCAGTGTCTAAACGGTTAAAGTAGATTAGTTTGTGTTCGGAACTATCGAGCAGGAACCAAGCGGTATCGCTACCACCAGCGCCACTGCCAATGCGGTCCCAAACAATGATTCTCAGTCTTCCCTGGTAAGGGTTAATGTCGTTGTTGGCCGTACCGACTCGTAGTGTAGAGTCAAGCAAGATTTTGGCTTCTTTTTCAAGTGCCGGTGGGACTAACAAAATGTCGGGGTTTATGCCGACTAATTGTCCCTTGTCGTCAAGCGTGCCGCGCATAGCAACTAAGGCGGTTTCTAAACTGGCCTCATTGAAGTCAGTCGTAGCCCTGTTGCTAATATCGGTTCCGCCATCGGTTCGGGTGTGAGTCGCACTAACTAACGCTCTTGCATCACCGGCTGTAAAGGTGGCTTTACCGCCACCACCGGATGTAAAGGCGAAGTTAAAGATGTCAGCACCAATTTGGTCTTTAGTACGCATCTTAGATTTGGCCAGGTCGGATGTACCGCGCTTCATTACTCCGAAACGGTCATCGTCATACATCTCCTTAGAGATGGAGATAGCTTTCGTCCATTTCTGATGCGTGTAGGTCACATCGTACCCTTGCGCTCGGTCTTCGTAGGTCACTGGTGAGTTTTCACCGGTTAAGACGAATTGGCTCAAGCCCGATGCCGAGCTTTCAATTTCTCGGTCTTTAGAACTGTTTTCAATGTTGAAAATGTTTTGGTACTGGGTCGGGACTTGCTTCAGCTCGTCACCGTAAATCTTACGGATATTTGAGTTAAGCGTGTCTGCCCAGGCTGATTGTAATTCTGCCATATTTTACTCCTTAAGTCGCTACCGGGTAAAAAGCATGCTCGCGGATTTTGAAGACACCCACAGAAGTATCGGTTTCCACCGGACTAATCTGAGGGTTGTACTCCAAACAGAGCAGCTGTCCCGTGCTTGAGGAGGTAGTACTGGTGTCGACCAATTGAGCACCAGTAGCCCCTGTCAGGTCAAAATATGTCCCGACATGGGTTACACCAAAAGTAGTTCCATCATTGTCGTTATCAATCAGATAACGCATCTCTGGGTCGACAATGACTTCAGCTTTTACCGTACTAGCCGTGTTACCGGTAGCGGTTTCATTGCAGTAGCCTATAAGTAAGGCACCAGCAATGGTAGCCGAAGTAATTTCACCAGAGGCAAAGTAGACAAAGTCGCCTTTGGTGACGGTAACCGTATCGGTAACTATAAACTCCATAGTTGTATAGTTGGTGCCACCATCAGTACGACCAAGTAGTTGTACTTGAACTGCCATGATTTACTCCAATTTAATTATTTAACGTAGGGTTCGAGTTCCGCCCGTATCTCAGTGTCAGTTTTACCGGCTGCCCAGGTCTGTTTAGCGATGGCAATTTCAGCGTCAGTCACTTTGGACTGTCCAGCCTTAGGTTTGGTGGCCGATACGGTCTTAGACGATGAAGCCCGGTCTTTCAGGGCATTATCTAACTTATCCTTATCATCCACTTTGTCATTTGGTTGCCAATCGAGTATGACAGCCGCCTTGGCGTATAACTCTTTGGGAGGTGCCAGGCGTTGCTCAGAGTCCATAATGGTTCTACTGAGTTGGGCGACGGTGCGCGTAAA